TCAAATACCCCACCCTGCTGCCTGTAACCAGCGAAGCTGGTCCTGGCGCACAAACCTTCACCTTCCGCATCATGGACTCCACTGGAGAGTTCAAGCTGATTGCGGACGCTGCTGATGATCTGCCCCGTGCCGACATTAGCCAAGTGGAGAAGAGCATCAACATCCGTTCGTTCGGCGGTAGCTTCGGCTACACCGTGCAGGAACTGCGTGCCGCTCAAATGGCAAACATTGCTCTTGAGCAACGTCGCGCTTCTGCCGTTCGTCGTGCTTACGAAGAGAAAGTTGAAGCCGTTGCAATGTTCGGTGAATCGAGCGTTGGCCTGGCTGGTTTCTTCAACAACGCCACTGTTGACGTTATTACTGCTGACAAGTGGTTCACTGGCACCACTGCTAGCGGCACTGCTCAAGACATGCTGGAACTGTTGAACTATGGCGTTAGCGCCATCATCAACGCCTCCAACATGAAGGAGCAGCCCGACACCATCCTGTTGGCTTACGAGGACTACAACAAAATTAGCACCACTCGCAACTCCGATTCTTCGGACGTGACTGTGCTTGAGTATTTCCTCCGCACCAACCCCTACATCCGTAACGTTGAACCTATCAACCAACTGGATGCAGACAACAGCGTTCTGAACACTAACCGCATGGTGGTGTACAAGCGTGACCCCGAGAAAGTGCAACTGCACATCCCCCAACCCCTGGAGCTTTTCCCGCCCCAGCAGCGCGGTCTTGAGTTCATTGTTCCTGCTCATGCTCGCGTGGGTGGTGTGGCTCTGTACTACCCCAAGAGCGTCATCTACGTTCAAGCTTCGGCTTGAGCCTAGACAAGCAATGGGCGTTAAGCTAATTGACAGTTCTAATTGAACACAAAATGTTAATTGCTTACCGCCCTGAGCTTGAAAACCCGCCGCGTGAAGGTGGTTTTGGCATTATCACGGATACTGGCCTGATCCAACTGGCGCCTGGTCTTAATCAGGACATCCCAGAGCTTCAATGGAAAACCGCACGAGAGAATAAAACCGTCAAACGGTTGATGACTATCGGCGCCATTGAAGAAGTGAAAGAACAACTCACTGTGGAAACCATTCCTCAGGATGTTCAGACACTGGTCAACATGCCTCTGGTGGAAGCTTTTCGCATTCTTGAGGTGATTCACGATCTGGATCAACTTGCAGAATGGAAGAAAAGCGAAGGGCGCGTCAGAATTCGTAATGCCATTACCAAGCGTCAAGAAGCAATCAAGATCGGGAAGGCTTGATCATGACCGTTACTTACGAAAGCTTTCTTACGCGCTTCCCCGAATTCACTCCCCATCCATCGGGAATTGTAAACGGGGCCATCACTGAAGCTACTGCCGACGCCTCGGAAGATGTGTTTGGTGATCAAACTGATCGTGCAGTAAAGCATCTGACGGCACATATTATTGCCATTCAACTTGCACAAATGGGCGTTCAAATTGGCGCCACTGAAGGCAAAGTGTATGGCAAGGGGCTGGAGGCCACTCAATATGGCCAAGAGTTCAAACGAATGCTTGAAACCGTTGCTGGTTCTTTCTCCATTGGCTTTGTCGCATGATTAACGGCCTCTCACCATTAGCTAATGCCACACTTGTGTGGTCGGTGGCTTCTGGTTATGCCGTTGATAGTGAAACTGGAAATTACGTTTCCATTTCATCAGGTGTGACATACTACGCCAGTTTGAAGCAAAAGCGCAATCCGCAGTACGACTATTTGCTTGGTGCTGATAGTACGGCTGTCTACATGGAGGGACGACTGACGGGGCCATTAGCACTGTCTGGTATCACTCCCGGAAGCTCCGCTGCTGCAACAATCAATGGGAGGGAAGGACGGTTTGAGCTATTACCAAACGAGCAAATTGCTGACCATTATTGGCAGTTTCTCGGCACGCCAATCAGAGGAATTTTTAGACTGGTTGGCAAAGGAAGCGTTCAAAACGTTTGACGCTTAACCATTTTCTTTCCCATTGAGGATTTTCTCATGCTCTACCACCCGACTGAACTGGTTAAGAGCCAAGACGTTATTGTGCGTGTTGGCTCGATTGCTGGCGCGGCTCGTCCCGTGATCACCCAGAGCGGCGCTACGTTCACCGTTAGCGGTGCTCCTACTCTATACACCCTGCAAGCCGCTACGACGGCTTCCGTGGCCTTTAACGACGGCAACACTGAGTTCTACCTGCTGGGCGGCGGCGGCTTCTCTGATAGCGTTATTGTTACTTCCCAGGCCACTGCTTCCGTCACTTCTTACTTTCAGAAGGATGTTGACGGCACTGTGTTCCTGCCGAATAGCTTTGACGAAGCCTTCCAAGTGATTTCCGCTTCGCGCTATGACAAGAACAATGAAGTGTACGTGGAAATCAATAAGCAACTCGGAGTGAGTGGCACCACTTACTACTACGATCGTGTGGCTTATACCGCTCGCGTTATGAACTACAACGAAAGCTATCCCGCCGATAACCTTGTGGAGGTCACCTTCGACCTGATCAGCCGTGGTCGAATCGGTATTCACCAGAACGCTGAGAATACCGGCAGCCTGATTCCGACTGCTCCTAATAGCTGACTTTCCTCCATCGTCTTTGCTAGCCTTCCTTTACGGGAAGGCTTTTTTATTGTGAATATTGCACAACTGCGAGATACGATTACAACGCTGTTAAGCGCCAGTCCGAACTTGGTGGGTTCTTACGCGCTGCCCAATGGCACTACGATTCCTGCCATCTATGTGGTGGGTCAACAAGGTGTGCCTTCAGAGTTTAAGGTAACTGGCCTAGAGGTGACAATGCGACAGTTTCCAGAAATTATTCCGCGTTCACCGCTGTGCGGCCTCAAAATGAATCAACTATGGGAAGTAGTTTTGGTGCAATATACTCCTAGTGAAAATACTTTGCCGATTGCAATGGATAGGATGGTAAGGCGTTTCCCCGACTCCACGCCAAGATATTTTCCTGGCGATGACGTGGCCTATGAGCGCTGTCGATTTGTCATTCCAGATATGATTTTACGGCCCTTGTATGGATCATGAGTGGCATTGTTGTTGAAGCGAAGGTCATTGGCGGAGAAGGATGGGAGAAAAAACTACGTGCCGCTTTTGAAACCTGGGCATCAGAGGACATTGATGATGCCTATTGGGATGACCAATTTAAGGATGATAGATGGGTCTATCAAAACGAAACAAGGCGCAAAAATGGGGAAGTGGTAGGCTCTCCTCGCGACATTTACGATTTGGGCGAGCTCTACGAAAGTGGGAGAGAATCTTTCAGGATTACTCAGGGATCGATGGATATCACTGCGTCATGGAATTGGGATGCAAAGAATTCTTCTGGCAGGGCATATGCGTGGTATGTTCATGAAGGGCTTGGCACTAATGTCACACCTCGTCCATGGACCGACGAATTGCAAGTGCCTAGCAGATTTGAGGCCAGCAGTGTTCGCCTTGCGTTGAGACGTAGAATCAAGATTGCTTTCCAGGGCAAGTGAATATTGATTATTTGTGGAGCGAGGACCAAACAGTCCACGCTATCAACTGCTTAATTGAAGGCACAGCATTAGAGGCTGGCATTTTGTGTCTTGTTGCTTGCGGAGAAACCACCATTAGAATTTCAAACGAAAGTCACTCTCTCCTTGTTGAAGTGCCGCCTGATTTTCGCTCAGGCCATGAACGAGTGAAGGTGTTCAACGCATTGCTAAACATTCTTGACCATGAGCAAATACAGCTTTCTTCTGGAAACCAAGACTGAGGAGTTTTTTGAGCTTCTCCCCAATATCCGCATGAAGAAATATGGCGGATGGCTGGTAGCGGAAGCTATTGAGCAAGAGGAAATTAGCAAGCTGCAAAGCCAAGCAACCATTCGCGCCGTTCAACTTGCAAAACGCATCGCCACGGCAAAAGACATTCCTCTTGATGAAGCATTCTCTTTGCTGCAAGGTGGTGCTGGCTCTATCACGGAAGCAGAACTCCTCGCTGAATACACAGAAGAAACTCTCAGCATGATTACCAGCGGGTCTTCCGTGGAGAGCACTAATGCTCGCATGGCAACTGCTTTCGTGCGTTCTCGCGGACAAGGACTGGTGGATGGCGAATGGCAGGATTTGGTTGATTGGGACTTGGAAGATACAAAAACTCTTCCCCGTCGAGCCATCGCTAAGGTGGTGGAATTCATCTCCGCTGAGCAAGAAGCAGAAATGAAGGGGGCTGTAGATGTGGCAAAAAAATCCCAGAAGAGGAATATTCCTCAACAGCAGAACGTCTAGAAGCCCAAGCCAGGAAGTTCCTGACTTCTCTCACTCCATGGAATGATCTTTATTTTCGACTGTCCGCGTCGGATTTTAAGGATGAGCGATGGAGTGCGAGATGTTTTGGGCGTCAACGCGTGAGCGATGTCAAAGCAGCTCTAAAGTTTCTAGAGAAACACGACATTACTAAATACAACATTCAAAGCGTAGCCGTAGCAAAGCTTGGTGCAATGGCTGCAGGCATGATGGGCGGCAAGAAGGTTTCGGTGAAGCCAGAAAACTTCCTACCGTTTGATGCAGGAAAAGTCAAGAAAGATCATGGAGTTACAGACGAAAGCCTTATGGTGCTACAGCGTTTAATGAAGGAGCGCGTGATGAATGGACGAGTGATTGCCTTGCTTGCCGAGGAAATCAAAGCCTTTAGCGGACGCAACCAAGGGCAATGATTATAGAATTGGTAACATAGAGGGTTTTGTCAAATGGCGGTTCAAGACGCAGAACTTAAGCTGAAGGTAAGTCTTGACCTAGCTTTTTTTCGGCAGCAATTACTGGGACTAGGACAAGCGGCTGCTGGCACTTCAGTGCCCATCCAGGTTAAGTTCGACAGGCTTAGCGTACAGAATGAGCTGAATGCTCTTGGCGTCAATATCAGACGAAGAAATTATCGCTTAAATATTGAGACCAACTTATCTGCTGAAATTGCAAAAGCAGACACCCTGGCTCGCAAGCTTTCAGAATTAAGCGGACAAGTTAAAGCTGCTGCTGGGGGGACTTTTTCGCGAGGACCGCAGGGAGCTGCTGGTCTGGAACGCTTCATGCGCGAGCAAGGGCTCACTGGGCGTGCATTTAATGTGCAGCAAACTCAAGAGCAAATCGCGAAGCAAGCTATTTTATCTCGACTAGGAAAACGCTCATTAATTAAGGGCGGATACAATATTGCGGGCTTAGAAAAAATTATTCGCGATCTCGGGGGTACACCGACTGGAAACAGAGGCCAACTTACAGCGCAAGCAAAAAAATTAGTAGAGGAAGCGGATGGCATTGCAGACGCTGTTTTTGATAATCTGAAAAATCTGCAAATGAAGCTGCGTCCCATTCGTGGACAAGCTCAAACAAGCGCAACGCGCTCCATGCCCAATCTCAATGAGATGCTGGATCGCATGGCCAATTTGACCAGCAATCCTAGAGCTGCACAGCGCATGTTGCGCATGCTACCGGAAAGCCGCGTTACGACTGACTTGGTTGGGGCCGCTAATCGTCAAGCAGCCTTTCAACAACAATTTCCGCAGGGATATACGCTTCCCGGGTTTAATGCGCCCAGGGCTTTTGATCCACTGCTAAAGACAATTGCAAAGTCTTTTTCCGACTATGCGCGAACGGTTAATATTTCTAATCCATGGGTGGGTCAAATTGGCAATGGCATTGCAGGTATTATTGCGAAAGCGTCCACAAGTCCACAGGCTACGAGGCTTCTCCCTGCGGTTGGCGGCACAACGAGTCCACTGAATACACTGGAAGCTCGCTTGGCATCTAGTCGTGGAATGCTTGGCACCGGAGGTGGTGCTGCAGGCTCCTTATTTACAGGACGAGGTTCGGTAAATCCTGGGGTTTCGATGCTCTCTCCAGTTGGAATTTCTGGAGGCTATCGCCAAATGGCAGCGGCGTTGGCAAATCAAGCAGCCAATCCCGCGTTAGCGCATAGACAAATAGCTGATATTGGCTTTGGAGCTGTGCCAACTTCTGCCACTGGGCTTTCCGGGCAAGCATTAAATACAGTTCTCAATCAAGCATTTTTGCAACGCAGAGGATTGGGGGCTAGTGGTGCTCAGTCACGACCAATCTTTAGCACCGGTGGTGTCGCGGTACAACAAAACATTCCAGGAATGGCTTATCCGATGGCCGCTGGACTGGGTGGGTCAATGGGACAATTCCCCATGGCTGGAATGATGGGGCCGTCTACGCCCCTATCCATTAATGCGAGAACAAGCATGTTTGGAGGTGGAGGGGGATTGCCGCCTCGTGGGCCTTTTGGTGGCTTTGGAGGAACGGGAGGGATGGGTGGCCAGTTTAATCGAGCGCTTGGAAACATTCAATTACCCGGCGCCGGAATGGTGCGCGAATTGGGCGATGAATTTGGCATGGCAACAAAACAAGTGTTGCTATTTGGTACTGCTTACAAAGCATTAGCTTTCGCTACTTCTTTCCCCGCACAAGTGGGACAAGCAGTTGGCGCACTGCAGACTTTTAACAATACTCTCAAGGCAGTTTCTCCCACCGCACAAGAAGCAAAAAGTTCCAACGAATTAATCCTGGATCTAGTCAGTAGGTATAACGTGCCATTGCAATCGGCCCGTGATGGCTTTACAAAGTTATATGCTTCAATGCAGCCAGCGGGTTTTAGTGGCGATGAAGTGAGGACTATCTTCACTGGCATCAGCAAAGCTGCTGCTGCGTTTGGCATGAGCGCAGATAAAGTTGATCGTGTGAATTATGCCTTTGCTCAGATGGCGAGCAAAGGTCAGGTAATGAGTGAAGAATTGAAGGGACAATTAGGCGACGTTTTACCTGGAGCGATGGCAATTTTCGCTGAAGCTGCTGGGTTTAAGGGACCAGATGCCATTCAGAAATTCTCAGCAGCCCTGGAAGAAGGTGCCTATAAAGGAACGGCAATGAAAGTATTGCTGCAGAATGTTGGCACAATCATGAACAAGGAATTCGGTCCTGGTGCGGAAGGGGCAGCAAGGACGTTCCAGGGTGCAATGAATCGCATGCAAAATTCACTTACGCTTCTTTACGAAGGTTTTGAACCCATTGCCGTTGGATTCTTAAATGCCGTTGTAATGCCGTTGACAAATGGCATTAAGCAAGTAACAGATGGGTTAAATGCTTTTCTCACTGGCACTACCGCTAAAACCGCCGGTGGATTTGCCTTCGCTCAGCAGTTAGAAAATCTTCGTCCAACTTTCCAAGGTATTCAACAAAACGTGCAACAAGTGATTCCCGTGTTGCAACAGTTTGGGAAAGTGGCCTTGCAAGTGGCTCAAACACTGCTGCAGATTGCTGGCAATCCTTTCGTGGGTTACTTGGCTCGCGTGTATTTATCTGTGCTACCACTGACACTAGCAATTCAGACATTAAATCTACGGGCATTGGTGCCAATGATTGCAAATTTCCTTAGGGCTATTCCAGCGTTTGTTGCATTTAACGCTGCTGCGGCGCAAGGGGTTACGACAAACAAGGCCCTGCAATTGGCAATGTACACAACAGGGCAAACTGCTGGAGTAACGGCTGGTCAAATTCGGACGGTCTCACTGGCGTTAAAAGCTGCATTTGCAAGCACGGTAATATTAGCCGTCGTGGCAGGTATTGGCATGATTATTGAAAGGCTTATGACAATGAACGCAAAAATGGAGGAAACAAGACAAAAAGCACTCAATGCTGCGCAAGCAATTCGCTCAATGTCCGCTACGGACGCAAGATCAACGGAGCAAAGGACGTCTATGGTGATTAACGACCTAAAACGACTGCGGACTTCCAATGAGGATTTGACGCTTGGGAAGGATCGCGTTGTCACCGTTCCGGGTGATGTGGCCAAGCGCCTTGAAGCGGCTGGCGTTCCAGTAAGGTCGGACTTGCTTGGTAGAAAAGTAATTGAACGTGCAATGATAGAGTCCTATATACAGCAACAATCTGGAATCTCTGCAGAGGCTCGCTTTAGGCAAGGGCAGTTAAGTTTTGAGGATAAACAAGCCGCAACTCCTGCTGTCATTGCGCCTGTTCCACCTGCATCCCCAGACGGCTCCAAGCCTAAAGAGGGTAAGCGGATTCCAATTGAAGAGATCATGGATTATGAGAGTCAAAGAGCAATGCGTCTTAAGGCGTCCAATATGCAATTGGCGTTAGATAGGAAAATTGCCGCCGCAAAAATGGCGGGCAATGATGCAGAAGCAGAATCGCTTGAAAGTCTCAGAGGCATATTAAAAATCAATGGTGAGATTTCCGAGTTGGAGACGTTTAGGAATATGCTGATCGACAAGGAGGCTCAACTTATTGACAAAACTTTTACAAAAAAGAAATATGAAGACAAGCTCAACGACACAAATGTAAAAATTCACGAGCTCAAAAATGATCTGCAAAGTCAATACTTAAAGCTGCAAATTAGCGAAAAAGACCAACAAAAGAAGGCCGAAGAAGAGTTATCGAAGCGAATTGAAAAACAATTGCAACTTAATCGACTTATTGAAGATGCAGCAATTGCCGCTGGCACGATCACCCCAGGCGAGGCGAGAAAAAGAGCACAGCAAAGAGAATTTGATGATCAATTGTTAAGAGCCAAGGAGCTTGGTGCCACCCCAGAGCAACTCGTTGCTATTAAAGATTTCCAGGTCATGACTCCACAAGCGGGGTCTATTCAGGAAAAGCTTAAGCTCTTGCGTGAAGAGTTAGAGAAACTTGCTTCTACTCAGGAAACGGTGACGTTCTCCGCTAATGCCATTGGCGAAGCTTTTGCCAATTCTTTCAAGAGCGTCATTAGTGGTGCATCGTCTGCCCAGCAAGCACTTGGTAGTTTCTTCCAAAGCATTGCAGACGCATTCTTGGATATGGCCGCACAAATGATCAAGAAATGGGTTGAAATGCAAATCATTGGTCTTGCTCAAAGCCTGCTTTCTCCATTAACTAAAGTCCCAGGTTCTTCCATAGTCAAAGGAATGGACGTGCCGATTGCACAAATGCCCGCCGGGATGCAATTTGCCAATGGTGGCATTGCCGCTGGCGGCTTCATGCCAATTACTCCATTCGCTAGTGGGGGCATCGTCACTGGCCCCACGCTGGGCCTTGTAGGCGAGGGTCGTTACAATGAGGCAGTTATTCCCATGCCCAATGGCAAGAGCGTTCCAGTGGAGCTTGGCGGGGCCATGGGCAGCCCCATTACGAGCAACATCGTGGTCAACGTCAGCTCTGATGGTAAAACTTCTTCTTCTAACACTGGCTCCGATTCTGCCGGTCTTGGTCGCCGTCTTGAAGGCGCTGTGAAGCAAGTTATCGTGGATGAACTGCGTCCTGGTGGTCTTCTGTCGGGGAGGCGCTAAATTATGACCCAACCCACTTTTGCCATTGCTTGCGAATACGGCCTTACGGTTCAACGTGGTAATCGCACAAAGCGCGTACAATTTGGCGATGGTTATGAGCAAATCAGCCCCGAAGCGATTAACAATGACATTCGTTCTTACCAAATTGATACTGTTCCTATTTCAGACGAAGCGGCCATCGCCCTTGACGCTCAACTCTCAGCGTTGAATGGCGACTTCTTCTATTCACAGTTCTTCATGGATGACCGCAAATATAAATATCGACTAGAGCCAAATCAATGGCAATGGAGAACCATTGGTCCCAACAGTAATGTGTTTTCCTTTTCCGTAAGGAGGATATATGACCCTAGAAGCTGATGTGCAACAAGGATGGCATGATGCCATTGTTGAACTGTTTGATCTTGATCTAGAGCCCATTACAGGGGATCCTCAGGATAAGTTTTATTTCACCACGCAGTTGAAGCCAGACGATGCAAAGATTATCTGGCAAGGACGCACTTACGAACCGTTGCCTATTTTGGCGGCAGGTTATGAACGCAGCACCACCGGGCAAGTTGCTCAACCATCGCTCACGGTGGCAAATGTCCTAGGAACATTTACGCAGGTCATCAGCAGCCTTGATGACATGGTGGGAGCAAAAGTAACAAGGCGCCGCACTTTGGGCAAATATCTTGATGGAGAACCGCAAGCGGATCCCACTCAGGAATTCCCATTGGACATCTTTTTCATTGAACGCAAAACAGCAGAAAATGCGCTCACCATTTCTTGGCAACTTGCAAGCGTCTTAGATCTAGAAGGCTTGTCATTGCCACGTCGCATTGTCACGCAAAATTACTGTCAATGGAAATACAGAAGTAGCGAATGTGGCTATGTAGGAGGGCCAGTGGCGACAGTGAATGATACGCCCACGTCCAACCCAGATCTTGATATTTGCGGCAAAAGAGTGCAAAGTTGTCAGCTAAGATTTCCAAACCAATCTCTTCCTTTTGGAGGATTTCCTGGGGCAATTAGAGGAAGACAATGAGCTGGCAATCGCTGAAAGACGAGCTGAGAAGCTATGCACACTCAAAGCCCAACGAAGAGGTGTGTGGAATTATTGCAAAGGGCGAATTCTTTCCCTGCTCAAACATTCATTCCTCTCCATCGGAAAATTTTGGCATTTCCGCTGAAGACTACGCAAAAGCGGAGCGCCTGGGAATTGAGGCCATTTTTCATTCGCACACTGGCTTCAACCACAGATTTAGTAAGCATGATATTGCGTCATGCAAGACAATCAATTTGCCATGGGTGATGTATTGCATTGGCACTAATAGTTGGCATGAAATGGATCCCACCGGCAATGCGCCCTATTTGGAAAGGCCATGGATTTATGGTGTGTATGATTGCTATGGCCTGGTAAGGGATTATTTCAGAAAAGAATATGACATTACGCTTGATGATTACGAAAGAGAAAGTGAGTTTGAATGGAGAAGCAGCGAGTGGCGCATGTTTGAAAAGAACTTTGTTGGACAAGGCTTCGTAGAAATTGACAAGCCTCAAAGAGGGGATGTGTTGCTAATGCAGCTTCAGTCTGATTTCCCAAACCATGTGGGTATTATTCACGATCCCAGTAAGAATATCTTTTACCAGCATTTGCTAGATAGACTGTCTGAAGCCAATGTCTATGGTGGTTATTGGCGAAAATGTACAGTTAAAGTGTTGCGCCACAAGAGCCTGTTGTAATGAAACTGATTGAAGTGAAACTGTTGGGAGAATTGGGCCGTAAGTTTGGCCGTAAGTTTCGCTTCATGGCGTCATCGCCTCGTGATGTGATGTCAGCTCTTTGCAATCAATTGGAAGGCTTCAAGGAATACATGGCTTCAGCTCACGAGAAAGGCGTGGGCTTTCGGCTGGTCAATGATAATGATGAAGGCATGGATTACGACAATCTGATCATGCCTTGTAATCGCTTGATTATTGCCCCCATCGTTACTGGTGGTGGTTCAGTGGGCCGCATTCTTTTGGGCGTAGCGTTGGTAGCACTGTCTTTTGTGAGCTTTGGCGCTGGTAGCGCTTTTGCTGGCTTCACCACTGCAGCGATGGCAAAAACTGCTGGCACTGCAGCAGGCTTTTCTTTGGGTAGTGGCATTTTGTTCAACTTGGGCCTCGGCTTGGTATTGACTGGTGTTGCCTCTTTGCTCACGCCTCAGCAGCAAGTTGCCACTCCTTCAGACTCAGAGCGTAAAGATAGCTTCTTGTTTGATCGAACCACGGAACTCACCACTCAGGGTCAGCCCATTCCATTGCTTTATGGCCGCTTCCTTGCGGCTTCTCCATTGGTTGTTTCGTCTGCAATCAGCACCCAACAGGTGCCCGTGTAATGCAAGAATTCATTCGCGATAAGGAAGGCGGATGGACCGCTTACATTACTGGTGCTGGAGGCGGCGGCGGCGGTAAAGGGAAAAGTGGTGGACAGAACCGTCCAGAGGAAGATCCAGAATCTCTTAGGAGTCGCTCAGAGGCGACTGTCGTAGGCATTTTCTGTGAAGGGGAAGTAGAAGGTTTTGAGGATGGCGTGGATCCCCTCACCCGCATCTACCTGGATAATGTGCCCATCAAGAACATTGACGGTAGCTTCAACTATGGCGTGAATACTTTCTTTACGGGAAGCCCCGGAAGCGCCAATGGCAAAGGAGGGTTGCAGCCCGAAATTGCAGCATCCATTCCATCGCTTAACCGAACTAGCGCTACTGGCGCCGTCAACTCTTTAGTGGTCGATTATCGAACTGGCACGCAAAATCAAGACTCCATGCCCGGCTTTGATGACGTGCGTATAGAGCAGCCAGTAGGGGTGAAATTAACTAGAACAGCGGGTTCAGTCGTAAAGACAACAGTCAGTGATTTGCTTGACAAAATTCGCATCAGAATTGGCATTGGAGCGCTTTTTTATATTGACAAGGAAAGCGGTGATGTGAAGGGGCGTTCCGTCACCTTTAATGTCAAAATTCGTCCCGATGGTGGTTCCAACTTTGTCAATGAAGACAAAACCATCACAGGCAAAAGCAGAGGGCCAGTTGATTTTGAATATGAATATGACCTTCAAGGTAACGGTCCATGGGTGGTGACAGTAGAGCGTGTTACGGAAGATCCGACCTCCACTACTATCAGTGATGATTTGTTTTTTAAGGCAATTGTTGGCATCTATACGCGTTCCTTTCGCTATCCAAATACGGCATTATTGGGCATCAAAATTGGTGCAGAAAATTTCACTGCAGTGCCTCAAGTTAGTGCAGACATGTTGGGCGTCAAGATCAAAGTACCTACTAACTACGATCCAATTCTGCGGACTTATAGCGGCATTTGGGACGGCACTTTTAAGACAGTTTGGAGCAACAATCCGGCCTGGGTGTTCTATGACCTGCTCACAAATAAACGTTATGGAGCGGGAGAGTTTATTGACGAAGCTCAAGTGGATAGATACAGCCTCTATCCCATTGCCCAGTATTGCGATGAACTCGTGCCAGACGGCAAAGGTGGCTTGGAACCGCGCATGGTTTTCAACGCTTACATCACAGACAGGGCTGGCGCCTATGAAGTGCTTAATGCAATGGCAGCGGCTTTCCGAGGTATGTTGTATTTCAGCGAAGGCACAATTGTCGCCATTCAAGACAAGCCAAAGCAAATTAGCAAAATCTTTTCTCCCGCCAATGTCATCCAGCAAACTGATGACAGTGGAGAAATGAGCGAGCCGCCTTTTTCTTACGAAGGCACAGCAAGAAAAGCCAGGAAGACAGTGGCGTTGGTTTCATGGAATGACGCCTCTGATAACTACAAAGCCAAGGTTGAATACGTTGAAGACCGGGAAGGCATTGATCGCTATGGCTATAGGGAGACGGAAATTAGAGCTTTTGGTACGACAAGCCAAGGACAGGCTCAAAGGATTGGGCGATGGACGCTGCTGAGCGATCAACTAGAAACGGAAATCATCACTTTTAAGACAGCCACTGAAGGTTTCTTTGTACTGCCCGGAGAAGTTATTGGCATTGCTGATCCAGCAAAAGGAGGCAAACGCTTTGGAGGCAGAATTCTTGGTGCCACCACCACTTCCCTTTCCATTGATTCTTCTTTCGTCATTGCCTCTGGCAATTCGTATCAGGCCAGTGTGATGCTGCCCAATGGCGTTGCCCAGACGCGTACTGTCACTAATGCTGCAGGCACCACAGACACGCTGACGGTCTCTCCAGCCTTGTCTGACACGCCTCTAATTGGAGCCCCATGGGTGTTACAAGAAAATAACGATGGAGTAAGGACATTTAGGGTGGTGTCGGTAACAGAGGACGATGGGGTGGTAACGGTATTAGGTGCTTTGTACGACGAAAGCAAATTCATTCTTGCCGACACAAGCACGATCTTGGGCCTCACTCGCACTTCCATTGCTGGCCCTCAAGTGGTGCCAGCAGTTGCTGGGGGCAGCATTATCCTAGAGGTGCCCATCTAATGGCTTACAACGAAGCAAGGTGGAACTTTCCGCAGTATTCCGCCTATTCCATTCTCAATGCAGCAGTGAATCCAGCAGTCTGCTGGAACCCTCCGCAGAACAATCCTTTCATCGCATCGTTTGAAGTGGATTTTTTGGACACGGCAGATAATCAATGGATCAGGATTGGTACAACGGCAGCCAATTACATCCGGTTCCCTTCAGACGTTTATGTGACCAATAGTTCATATAGAATTAGAATTGCTACCATTGGCATTAACGGTAGACGCTCGCCATACGCTTATAGCACTGTGGTGTTAGCCAGCCCGTTGGTGTTTGACTTTACCGCCAGCCAAGACGTGCGCTTTTCGGACGGTACAATTGTTCCAAACCAGCGCCTCCTTTTCCTGATCCTTTGATATGGCAAATCTTTACGGGCTTGATGCCATTGGCAATGCCGCCTACGTGAAAGCCACTGGAGCTGGAAGCAATTCCGATCCTTACGTGGTGCAGAATGATTTGTTCAATGCTGCATTGAAGAGTGCTCAAATCACCAGCTCCGCTAGTGCTGATGTGATTGCTGCAGTGGCGAGCAATAAATTGCGCGTCCTCTCCATGGCCATTACAGCATCATCCGGCTGCACCGTCAAGCTGCAAAGTGGAGGAACCACTGACAGAACGCCTCCCTTCCATATTGCAGCAAATGGCAATATCACTCTCTCCAATCCATTGGGTCTTTTTGAAAGCGTTAGCGGGGAAAAAATTAATGCAGTGGTGAGCGGTACGACCACTTATTCCGTGTTCCTTTCCTATCGTGAAGTGGCAGCATGAGCACATTTGTTGCTACGAGTTTGGCGCCACAAATTGACTTGCGCCTGTTGCGTAGGGATTATTTTGATGGCGTTAGCTTCCTTTTGCAAGATGAAGATGGCGAGCCGTTTGATTTAGCAGACGTGCAAGTGTGCGCGGCTGTGTGGAAAAAGACAGGCGAGACCACTGCAAGCTTAGTAACTTCCTTCAACATTGAAGAGCAAGAACCATTGCGGAATGGCCAAGTGAGGCTTTGGCTTACTTCCGCACAAACATCGTTGATCTGGGATGCCGCTGCAAATAGTGGCCCTGCCAATATTAGTCAAGCGTTTTTTCCGTCCGCTTATACCGCCGAAAACTCTAGCGATTCCTTGACTGCTTCGCCGTTGACATGGGACATTCGCATTGAAAAGCGGGAGTACGTGGCCAATTTGATTAGTGTCAGTAGCGGTGTTTTCATTGCGCAAACAAATCATGGCCTTGGCGCCACTGAGAGAACTGTTTTTAGTGGCACCACTACGAGTGGCATTAATTACGATGGCACAAGCGCTCGTATTTACAGCGACTTAACCAATATCACCTACGCTTCTCCTTATTCTTTTACCATTGCTTCTCTTTCTGGCGTTACCAACGCCGCCCTGGGGGGCAGTGTTTATAGACTAAGGCAAGATACTGTGGCCGCTGGTAGCGTTTTTGTTGGCACCACTTTCTCCAATTGTTTTCCCTGAGGAACTATGGCTGAGTTAAAAGAAGGCGTAGCAGTTGTCACGGTAGGACGCACTGCTCCAATTCCTCCTGGGCAACAAACAATGGCAACGAGTTTGCCTGTGGTGATTGCTAGTGATCAAACGCCCATTCCAGTGGAAGTGGCAAACCAGCAAATCAGCGAAGTTAGCTTGAGTTTGCTTGGCGTACCTCGTGCTGAAGTGGCGCTTGGCATCTTTGCTGATGTCACTACTTACGACATCAACCCAAATGAATGGGCAAGTGAAGGCGGTGGTGCCACCACTCATATTCCCAATGAAAGCGCAGCCAAAGTAACTCTTGGTAGCGCCAATACCAATAACTACCAGATCTTAAGCAGTAGGCGTTTCTTTCGTTATCAACCAGGGCGAGTGAGTGCAGCCACGTTTGGCGTGAGAAGCACAACTTCCAATGATTCTACCGACATCAAAAAATTTGGTGCTTTCGATAAGCGCGATGGTTATTACATTGAAGTGCAGGGTGGTGGACAAACGGATTCTGCTAGCAAAGAATTTAATTGTTACTGCGTAAGGCGCACCAGTGCCTTTGAAAGCGACGAGGCTGGCATTCGCACTCCCAATGCTTTAGACGGCGACATTGGCACGGCTGGCACTGATTTAGTAATCGTTCGCGCTGGTCTTACTTATATCCATGCAGGTCTTTTTGATCGAAGTGTTCGCGGGGCTGGTGGAGTTAACATTGGCAGCATTGCCTCTTCAGACGGCACCACTAGCGTTTCCGGTTCGTTTATTTCAGTGGAAGCGCCTTATCGTTATACCTACGAATACCGAGTGCCGCGTAAATATTTCAGCCATGATCGCCTTGATGGTGAAACAAAAGCTCAGTATTACGCTGACAAAACTCCAGGCCGCAATTCGTTCTCCCTGTCCATTGGAGGCACTGCATCTAATCCAACAGTTTCCTACACCAACGGCAGTTCAGTAATCAATGTCAATGGAGACATTGTTACTGATACCAGTATTTGGAACATTGACTTTTCAAAAGTGACAATGTTCAAGATTGAATATAGCTGGTATGGAGCTGTGGGCGGACATTTCTTGGCCTACGTTCCTGACGCCACCACCACGGGAGAGGCGCGATGGGCACGAATGCACCATATACGGGCCTCCAACCAGCTTACGAGTCCTAGCCTGGCCAACCCCACTCTTCCCATCTCTTACCTTGCTCAGAAGGCTACAAGCGCCAATGAGTGTGCGCTGTACAAATACGGGGCTTCTTACTATATTGATGGTGGCGATAAGGGCACTGTTACTGCCCGCTCAGAAAGCAATGCTGCTGATCGCACCGTCACAACAAGTGGCACCATGCTGATTGGCTTGCAAGTTAAGGAAAATATCAATTCCATCCGCAATCGAATGCAAGTGTATCCCACTCGACTGGGAGTGGGCAGCAGCGACAGGGCGGTTGTTAAGCTCATCAAACGACCAACAACTGTTTCGGGCACTCCATCGTTTACCAGTGCTGACACTCTGAGCCCTGTTAATGTCACAACAACAAGTGGTGTAGTAACAGTAAGTGGTGGAACAAACGTAGCGACGTTTTTTGTTGGAGCTGGCGGTGTAGATATTGATTTATCTCCATACTTTGGTTACAACAAAGACTATCTTTCCTACCCATTGACTGCAGCAACTGGCGACACTCTGTATGTGTTCGCTCAGGGCATCGGAGCCAGTGCAAGCATGAGCGCCTCCCTAACATGGGAAGAGCAAGTGTAGGCATCTATGACAAGTTTTTCTGAATATTATCAGGTGCCCGAGGATGCCCAGCCAGCGGGAAGCGAGCTTATTGACGCAGAATTGATTGACTTCCTAACGGGAGATTCTTTAATTGACCCTGTAGATCAAGAAGTCTTGACGGGTGACGCGAAAGGCACTTTGGTGCTCGTTGAGGATGAAGGGCTAACTCCCGTAACGCTTAGGAATTCCACTGGAGCCAACGTTTCAGTGGATGTGGTGAATACAAGTCAAAGCGAAGTAGAAGTGAGTTTGCTTGGCATTCCTCGTAGCGAGACAGCGCTAGGGCTTTTTGATGCCGTAAATATCTATGGAGTGAATGATAAAGAGTTTTATGCGGGTCCAATTGCCGCTGGATATGTTTATAACCAGGATCCAAGCGATTGGACTTTTGCTGATGAGTATGGCTATTTCTGGAGGCATATTCCAGCAGAAAGCGCATTGCAAGCATATTCTTTCCCACCGCCATTGAGCTTCACTTATCCAGTGGATGATAATACAGGGCGATTTCCTGGTGGACGTAGCGATGGCTCGATGACAACTTTTTGGGAAAGTAAACGCGCCTTTCGTTATCAACCAGGGCGCGTCACTGCTTTTACTTTTGGCGTGAGGATGTCCACTGGCAGTGATTATGAAGGAGAGGTTGTGAAATGGGGCTGCAGAAATGCTGTAGGGGATGGTTATTATTTTCAGCTAGACAAGGGCGGTGATTTATTCGTAGTACGCACTTCTCCTGATTTAGGCACAGCAAAAATTGGGCGTGACAACTGGAATGGTGATCCCATTCAGCCCAATGTAGGTAGCACTGGCTGGAACTTGGACTTGTCTCGCGTGACAATGTTCAAGATTGAATTTAGCTGGTATGGAGCTGTTGGCGCTCGCTTCTTGGCGTATGTGCCAATTAATCATGATGAAGCGCGATGGGTGACGCTGCATTATTTCTTTGCGGAAAATCAGTTCCTTTTTCCCAGCCTTCGCAATCCCTTCTTAAAGCTTTTCGTAGAGGCACGCACCACTGCGGGGGCAACGTCTCCTGCATTCATCAATTTATACGGCAGCAGTGTTTACATTGATGGTGGAGATAAAGGCACTGTTACAACTGGCGCTGTAGGTCTTGATGCGCCCAAGCCGATCAATAGCACTCCTAGGGCGATTCTTGGCTTGCAAGTTAAAAGCAGCATCAATGGGGTGGAAAACAAGAAATCCATATTTCCAAACAACTTATCAGTGTATGCCACCACTGACACACGGTTTGACTTGGTCTTTCAAGGCAATGGAATTTGCGCGGGAGAGAGTTATTTTTATGGCAATGGTACGAGTATCACTGCAAATGCAGCCTCAGGCATAACTGTAATTCGCGCTGGAGCAAATACACTTACCACTCCATCGGGACAATTTTTTCCTGATGTGAGGAATGAGCTGGGAGGGGCAGTGGACTACAGAAGTGGTCGCCGCGTAAAAGTGGTTGGACCAGGCATCCTGGCCACTCATGTGGCAGCCCTTTCCGATGACTTAACTCGCATTACTACCGATGCTTTTCTTCCTGAAGGCATCACAAGTATTACGTTGGGGCGAATGAATAACTACGTTGTGAGCAGTGGATTTGTTGGGAGCGGAGTCACTCAAGGCACGATTTTTAGAACTTTTGTGAATGGCTATGCCCGTATAGGCCTGCTACCCAATGCCTCTGGGCTCTCTTACAATCCATCATCTGACTCTGTATTATGGGTGGCGTCAGACTATCCCGCTCTTTTATTTAACCGATTTGGGCAACTTGTTGGAGAAGCTCGTTATCCAAGCGATTATATTTGCAATCAAGCGACAGATTTTAGCATTGCATTTCCGACCAGTGGTACTACGACCCTTAGCGCAGCAGGGCGGTCAATTACCATTTCTGGCACCAATCCATGGCCCATTCGTTTAGTGGTAGAAGCTCATGCGGACGCCGTGGTTTCGGACGTGGTACTGGCTCAGCAACCATTGGCTGTGCGTCTATATCCTGGCAGCGGCTCTAGCCAGGCACAAACATCGTGGCCACTAAGCAGTGGCTTCACTCAAAATGCCACTGCAGCAGGCGGCACTGATTATGTTGCCAATCATTTCGTAGATAGTCTTGCCGATCCATTGAGCGCCGCATTGGTAGACAAACAAGGCTTGCGCGTCCTAAAAGGAGGCCAGCGTGTGGCAACTTACTTTATTGCCAGTGGCGAAAGCCGTCAGTTTGATCTCAGCTCACTATTTGGTCCTGATAAGATGTTTATAACAGGCAGTCCAGGAAGCATTGAAAGCACGGGAGCACTTTTTGTTGTTGCCACTGCTCGCACTGCATCAGGAGAGGCCAGTGCAAGCATTAACTGGGAGGAACAATAATGGCCTTCGTTGGACTCGTTGCAAATCGCAACCTTGCCGATGCGGGTAGTGCAGAAATTGCTTGGGATAATTTAGGGGCAGGCATTAGTTACACATTTAACAATGTAACAACCAGCGGAGTCGTTATCAGGGGAGCAGATATTCTGGCGATCACTGGTATTAATAGGGTTAGCGCAAGAGATTTATTACTTCTTCAGGGACTCACTAGCAATGCCCAGACAAGGCTTAACACCATCAGTCAACAGGTGGCTTCTGGTGTTGTCCTGCAAAATAATGCACTGCTGCGAGCTTCTCCATCTTCCATCGGGAATTATTCGCTCAATGGCAATCTTTCTGCGCAAAGCATTCGTATCAATGGAGTGCCGGTGCAGTCTTTAACCACTTCACCCTTTTCTGGCGCCACTGCTATCGCTTCTGTTTTGTTGGATAATGTTATAATTTCAAGCAATTTTACTGTTCAAAATACTACTAGTCTTGGTACAATTTCGTCGCCAGAGGTAGCTATTCCGGTTGCGGATGGTGGCTACATTTATTACCTAAGAGCAGGGCAATCATGACACAGCAGTTTGGTTTTCGTGCTTCTAGGAGCCTCGCAGAGGTTGAGAATAGAGACGCATGCTGGGACAATTTAGGAATTGATAGACGCGACTTGGCGTTGCTGGTTGGGACAAGCGCTGCTGGCGTGACGGAAGGAGATTATTTCAATTGCAAAAATTTGACCACTTTTTTAGAGCCACAAATTAGTGGGCTAACAGTAAGCGCTGGATCTGGCCTGGTGGCCATGCTTGGCAAGATTAGCAAAAATGGAGATACTGGCATTGGCACACTTTCTGGCTCTACCGTCAACAACGACAGGGCTTATTACAATGCTGCATTTGATATTATTTCGGCTTCAACAAATAGCTTCTTTTCTCCTACTACAACATCTGGATACAGCGCTGGCGCTCAATACTTACTGGGCCCTGTTTCCCTGCCCAACTTAACCATTAGCGGCTTTAATTTCACAGGCGATACCAAACAGTGGTCTGAGTATTTCGTCAAATATCGCAATCACTTAAGACTAACTGATAGTGGGGGAACCCAACGTTTTTCTCCATTGTACCTAGCTCCACCCACGGTACTTGATTCAAATGTGTTGTGGCTTGACGCAGAATTTAGTGAAATAACCCTAGATGGGGATAAGGTGGGGCGATGGGAAGATGTATTACGCCGCGCTAATGCCTCGCAAGCCGAAGCAAGCTATCGCCCAACATTTGTAACCAATGACCTTGACAACAGGCCCGCTGTTCAATTTGATGGCACGGATGATTTCTTGAATATTGGCACGCTTGGGGCAACGCTTCCAACGGCAGCAACTCTTGTCGTTGTTTTTAGCCTTAGTAGCGCACTGACGACAGGGGATTCTGTTTATTCTATTGTCAGCTCATTGGCGAATATTTCCAGCTCGTGGAGAAATGGAAGTGGTAGCGGTGCATGGGGATTGTTCACCAACAGCATCATTTCTAGCTTTCCAGTTGACATGCCAGTTAATGGCACTGTAATTGCCAGCGTGCGAGCAAGTAGTGCCTATGGTCTTGAATTTAGGCTTGGCGGCATTAGACAGTCTTTCATTGCTCCTCCTTCTTATTCTTACTCCAGCGCAGGCAATTTTGTCATTGGCGTGAGTGATTCGGTGAGTCGCTCCAATGCTTTTCAAGGAAGAATTAACGCTTTGGCCTTGTTCAACGAAGTGTTGAGCGATGCTGAGCTGTTCTCGCAGGAAGAATATTTCAGGTGGAGAAATGGCTTTGTCTACAATCCAGATGCCGCTGATTTATCATTTACAAAGGTAATCCATGACGAAAGGCAGAACCAGTTTC